GATAAATGAAGGAATTGATTTACAGGCTTTACAACAGCAGATCGAGGACCCTAAAGGGCATGTTGAAGTACAGATACAGATGATCAGTGCTGTAACCAACATACCACAACGAATGTTGATGGGTTCTGAGAAAGGTGAAATGAGCAGCAAACAAGATGAGAGTTCTTGGTTGAACAAACTCCAGGAACGTAGGGAGGAATATGCGGAACCCAATATTATAAGATTGTTCATTGATAGGTTAATGGAATTGAAAGTGCTGCCCAAAGAAGAATATCAAATACAGTGGTATGATTTATTTGTTAAAGGTGAGAAGGATAAGGCAGAATTAGGAAAAGTATACGCTGGAACATTGAAAGAGTATGCCGATAATCCCACAGCACAGGCAATCATATCACCAGAGCAATTCATAAAATTTTTGATGGGATTACCTGAAAACATAGCTGATACATTAGTGGAGAGTATAGGGGATGTAACAGAGGAAGAGGAGTTAGAGAAGCTGAAAGTAGAAATGGAAAAATTAAAACAACAGCGAACTGAAGAACCAGAAAAATGAGTTGTACATGTAATGACATACAGGCATTGAGCAAGTCTAAACAGGGATTGATAACCGTTATGACTTCAAATCAATATGATCCTACCCGAACAACTACATTGAGAAACATATTTGCTCGGGATATGCGGAAGCGATTTAGGAAGTTAAGGGGATTGATTCGCAAGGCTATTGTTGATAAGGATGTGTTTGGTTTACAACAACCAACCACACAAGCCAGCTTACCAAGCCGCAAGGAATTTAATTTTGAAAGAAATAGCCGGAAGGTAGGTGCGTTTATGGACTGGTTTAATGACCGAATCAAAAATGAAATGTTATATATAACTCACATGAATCAAGTAGGTGATAGCATTGAAAGTGCATGGACGAATAAATACATATATGACAGTTATGGCAGGGGATTAAAAAGAGCGAATTATGAATTGTATAACAGTGGATTTGATGTTCGGCGGATAGCCGACAGAGGTGGATTGAAGGCAGTTATGGGCACACCATTCAGCGTTGATCGTGTTGGGGTATTATATACCAGAGTATTTCAAGAATTGAAAGGAATTACAGATGCCATGTCAACGCAGATTAGCCGGGTGTTGAGTCAGGGTATGATGGATGGGGATCATCCTACTTTGTTAGCCAGGAAATTAACTCGTACAATCAGCGGTCCCGTAGGTGATTTAGCATTGACGGATACATTAGGGCGGTTTATGCCTGCTCAACGCAGAGCAATTATATTAGCCAGAACGGAAGTCATCAGGGCACACCACATGGGAATGATGCAGGAGTATAAGAATTGGAGAGTTGAAGGATTATATGTGAAAGCTGAATTCACATCTGCCGATGATGGTAGGGTGTGTAGTGAGTGTCAGGCGTTGGAAGGTAATAGATATGATATTGAAAAGGCTGAAGGGATGATTCCGGTCCATCCACAATGCCGGTGTATAATGCTTCCCTATATGCCGAAGGGGACTGAGAAGCGGAAAGCCGCAGCAAAGAAAGTATCTGTTAATAAGGTTAAGGTTTTACAAGAACATGAATATACGACTTTGATTAGGGATTATCCTAATGTTGAAAATGATAAAAAATAAATAAAGCTAATGGAGAATAACCAAAACATAAAATCACCAATTTTTATTACCGGATGCGGTGGTAGTGGGACGACTTTATTGTTTCGGATATTGATGGAGCATCCATCTATATACCCAGTGTTCGAGAAAGGGAGTTGTGAGACAAATGTATATCTCAAAGCATCTATATTAGTCAGACAAAAGCTGTTCAGGAAATGGGAGAAAAGAGTCCGACAATCTGCATGCAGCCGATGGATGGAAAAGACACCAAAGCATGTAATTTGTATTGATAAAATATTACAGGATTTTCCAGATGCCAAAATAATAGTAATGGTTAGGGATTGTAGGGATGTGATGTTGTCATTGAACAGATACCGTAGGTCATATACCATGAAAAAAGCATTAAACCGGTGGGTAAATGATAATAAAGCATGGCAACCATTCGCTAATAATGTACATGTAGTACAATTGGAGCAATTAGCTATTGATCCAAAAAGCATTTTGAAAAATATATGTAAGTTCATTGGGGAAGAGTATGTAGAAGAATTACTCAACCATTCTAAGAATCATAAAGATATTTGGGATACAGATAAACGGAAGTATAACACGCCTAACACTCGTTACCGCAATCGTCAAGTCAACAAACCCATACAACAAAATATCGTTAGATGGGTGAATGAAATGAAACATAAAGATCGGGAGATGGTCAAGCGAAATAAAGAAGCGGTTAAATTAATGAATCAATTTGGATATGAAATTAAAATAGATTGATATGGCAAAAGAAAAAAATATAAATTTATACGGGAACAATCAATCCAGTTACATAATTCGTACTGAAACATTTGAAGGGAAGGAATATACAATTGTTCCGGTTGTGATGATGACGGAAGGAGTACATAACGGCAGTCATGGTAGGCTATTACATACCAAAGAGGAATTGAACAAATTTACAGATGCCTGGAATGGCATACCAGTAACTGTGCAACATCCAAATGTGGATGGGTACAATGTCAGTGCTAATTCTCCTGAAGTGCTGGAAATGTTTAAAACTGGAATGATATTCAATACTGTGATAGAAGATGATAAATTGAAAGGGGAGGCATGGATTGACACAGATAAGTTAGAAACATTAAGTGTAACAGCCTTGCAAGCTATTCAAAATAATAAACCATTAAATGTAAGTGTAGGAGTATTTAATGATACATTGAATGAGAGCGGTAAATGGGGAAATGAGAAATATGTAGCGATAGCAACTAACTACCGTCCAGATCATTTGGCGTTGTTACCTGGAGAAGTAGGAGCATGTAGCTGGGAAGACGGATGTGGAATAAGGTTAAATCAGAAAAATAAGGATACCATGAAAAAAGAAATTAAAGCGGGGAAAGATGCAGCCACTAAAGGATTATTAGTGGCTAATACCTTTTTTCGCGATGTTGCTGGGAAAGTGCGACGAGAGACTTGGTATTTCCTGGAAGAGCTGTTTGATAATTATTTCATTTACCGGAAATCCGGCAGTGATGGAGAAAAGTTTTTCAAACAAATGTACTCAATAACATCTAATAATGATATTCAGTTTATTGGAGAATCAGTAGAGATGAAACAGAAAGATGTAAAAGTTTCCAATAATATCAGTAATAATTTAAATATAAAAGGAAAAATTATGAGTGACAAAACAAATCCGTGTTGCCCGGAAAAGGTAACGAAACTCATTAACCACCAACTCACAACACTCCAAGAGAGTGACAGAGAGTGGTTGAATGAATTGGAAGAGGATCAGATAACTCGCATGACACCAAAAGAGGTGCAAGTGAATGCTGACCAAGTGACAGATGAAATGATTAATCAGCGAATTGGAACTTACCTGAAAGAAAAAGATGGTAAGGATAAGGTATTAGAAATGATGCCAAAGGAATTTGCAGAATCAGTAAAAACTGGATTGAATGCTTATGCTGAAAAACGCAAAGCGTTGAAAACCCAAATCACCAATAATTCTGAAAAGGATACATGGAGTGATGAGGAGTTGGATGCTATGGATATCACAGTGATGGAAAAAATCGCCAAAACAATATCCAAAGCCAACCTGGAAAATCAACCAGCCGATTATAGTGGGCAAGCGGGCGTAGCCGCTCCAAATAACAATGAAGAAGGTGAAGCAGAAATGTTATTGCCTATTAATATGTTGGCTGAAAATGAAAAAGAAACCAAGAAATAAGAAAGGGAGGTAAATTATGAGTAAATCAATTGTATTAAAAGATTACACACAAATCCGGGAGGAAATGATTGCTGAGGCAACCATTACTCCGGGCATGTTAGTTGAAATGACTAGTGCTGAAAAAGTGCAGGTACATTCTTCTGGAGGACAAAATGCAGTTGCCATGGTGGCACTGGAGGATGAGTTGCAAGGTAACGGCATAGATGATGATTACAGTGCTGATGATCCTGTACAAGTTTGGATTCCTCGTAGAGGAGATCAAGCTTACATGTGGTTGGCTGATGGCGAGAGCGTTACTAAAGGGGATTTCCTGGAAAGTGACGGAAATGGACATTTGCAGAAGCATTTGTCGGATTTGGAAGCACTGGGATCAGAGTTTCCATCCAGCGACTCGGTGAATAAGTTTTATTCCAACCAGATTGTGGCACAGGCATTGGAAACCATTGATCTATCCGATAGCAGTGGAGTAGAGAGTTCCGCATTGCAGGGACATCAACGAATCAAAGTAAGAATAGTTTAAAAAAGGAGGAAAAAAGATATGAATAAAACAAATGTTGATTTAATTTCAGGTGATGGTAAGCAACGACAAGGTTCTGTGGCAAACATCCTCACCACAATGGATGCGAGCGTAATGCGCCCGTTCATTGGAAAAGATGGTAAATCTTACATCACTATTCACACAGGTGGCAGTAAGAATGATGTAAAAAATTACAAAAACATCCAAGTGAATAGTACAGCTACACTCCGTAGGGATGAATGGAAAGCCCTGGATGAAGCTGTTCTAAAGGTAAGTAGAGAAAGGCTAACAGGCGTTGAAGATTTGTTGAGTCGAGGATTAACTCGTCCACTTTCAAACGCTATGGGAACAACTATATTGGAAAGTCATAAGGCCAGTGATGGTATGACTGCTGAAATGTCAATGGACGCTGTAAGTCGCTCAAAAAATGACCGGCAAACATACGGGATTGACTATTTACCAATTCCGATAATCCATGTAGATTACACCATTAACCAGCGGGTATTGACTGCCAGCCGGAATATGGGTAATTCCATTGACACTGGACAGGCTGAAAGCGCTGCTCGTAGGATTAGCGAAAAACTGGAAGATATGTTGTTCACTGATACCACATACAAATTTGGCGGGGGTACGATTTATAGCTATATCAATCACCCAGACCGCAATGTAGTATCATTAAATAAGCATTGGGATGACGATTCCGGTATCACAGGGGATGACATTTTGGAAGATGTATTGGATATGAAGAAAGCCAGTATGGCTAAGAACAAGTACGGACCCTGGATT